TCATTCGGTTCAAGTGGATTAGGTGCTCACAACTTTTTATTCGATGGTGCTACTGATTATGATGTATACCTTGAAAGAAAAAAGAGTAAAAACTATTTAGCTTCTGATACTATCATAGGTGCAATTGATACAAAGTATTCTGGACCACTTATGAAAAAGGTAACATCTGCATTTGACGTATATGCAGGTTCTTATGAAGTTGGGGGATTAAAACATCCTTCACCATTAATGGTTGGATACACAGGTTCTCCTTCAGCAAATAAAGAATTAACATCAAGAACAGGATCATTTCTTAGACATAAAACATTCAGTGATAACCCTCTAGCTGCAAATGGTAGTAGACCTAACTTATGTATATTAGATGAGGTAGGTTTCATGTATAACATTAAAGAAGCATGGGGTGCTATTGAAGCTATTCAAGCATCTAAAGAAAAAAAGAATCTTGTAATATGGGCGTTAGGTACAGGTGGTCTTGTTTCTGGTAGAGCAGCATTATATGCTGAAACTATTTTTAGAAATCCTTCTGAATATAATTGTATAACTTTTGAAGACGAGTATGAAAACCGTGGAGACATTGGTTATTTTGTTCCATATTGGTTAACGTTAAATGAGTTTAAAAAGGGTCCAAATAAAATTACAGACGAAAAGTTGTCAAAACTTTCTATTGAAATACGTAGAGAAGAAGCTAAAGCAGCTAATGACCCTACCATCTATCAAACAGAAATCATTAATGGACCAATGGTTCCTTCTGAAGCATTCCTTGTTGTAGAGGGTTCTTACTTCCCAACCATGCTATTAAAAGAACAGCTTGGTGAAGTTGAAGGTGGTCAATATAACAAATTTATGCAATCATCTTTTAAGGGTGAGCTAAAGTTTGACAATGATGACACTGTTTATTTTGAAACACAACAAGATGCTCAACCTATTAGAAACTATCCTTTAACAAAAGGTGAAGATAAAACAGGGTGTGTAGAAATATGGGTTAAGCCTCAGACCAACAATGAAGGTGTAATTCCTTTTGGTACATACATAGGTGGAATGGATGTTGTAGATAAAGCTAGAGCAACCACTGATTCACTACCTTGTATATTTATTATGAATAGATATACTCGTCAAATAGTAGCAGAGTATACTGGTCGATCAGACAACCCTAACGATTTCTATGAAATATGTAGAAAGTTGTTGTTGTATTATAAAGCTACAGGAATGTATGAGCAAAATTTACCTGGACTTTATACTTATTTTCAACAGAAAAGAGCATTATACTTATTGGCAGATACTCCATATCAATTGCGTAACTCAGAAACATTTAAACTAAACAGTAATACATCTAAAGGTATTAATGCTTCTAACACTGTAAATACAACAGCAAGAGATTTTATTAAATCATGGTTAGCTGAACCAATTTCTAGTAATTCAGAAAGATTAGTTTTGCAAACAATATACTCACCTGCAGCACTAAAGGAATTAATATCTTGGAATCCACATGCCAATTTTGATAGGGTTTCTGCTTTGGGTATGTTGATGTGGCATGACTCTACAATGATGAAAGAAGTTGTTTCTAATAAAAAAGAAATAAAATCATTCCTAGAAAATGATTACTTTGCAAAAATGGGTGTTATGTTAAAGAAACCTGAAATTCCAACAAGTAATAATTTTTATGACTAATAATTTGTATTTTTACAATTAAAATATTATAAGCATGAGTAGTAGTTCCGTAAAAATGCAAGGGTTTATAAACTTCCCTAGACAAAAATTGTCAGATAAAGAAAAGACCGACAAGTGGTATAAGAAGAATTTAGACTTTGCTGAACACATATTATCTTCTGATGAAGGGCTTCGTAATTCGTTTGCTAATAAACGAACCAATTATAATCTTAGAGCAAATGAAATAAATCCTGCAGATTTTGAAAGATTTATTAATCCTGATAAATTAGACCTTAGTTCTTTACCTGCACAATTTCAACATGTTGGTATTGAAAACAATAAGATCAATTTATTAATAGGAGAATACGCTAAAAGAAAACATGATTTTAGAGCATACCTTTCTGCTAATGATTCTGATGGTATCTCTCGTAAAGAAGATGTGTTAAAGAAAGAAATGGATGCAATGTTAATGGAACTTATACAGGATACATCTATATCAGAAGAACAGATACAAAAGAGATTAGAAGAATTTAAAAAATATCAAGCATACGATTTTCAAGACATTGCTGAAATTACAGCAAACAAAATATTAAAGAGAGAGTTTAAACAACAGAATCTTGCGTTTACATTTACTAGAACCTTTGAAGATCTGCTTGTAGCAGGTGAACAAATTGTATACTGTGGTGTTCTTGGTGGTGAACCGGTAATGCGTAGAGTAAATACAGAAAATTTATATACTGTTGGTGGTAACTCAATGTTTATTGAAGATGCTGACATTATAGTAGAATACGGTTACTTGTCAACAGGACAGGTAATAGATGATTACTGGGATGAGCTAAAAGAAGCTGATATAGATTTTCTTGATAACGGTAGCACTGCAAACTCGTCTCACAGTATAGGAATGAACAGAGATATATCCATTATAGATAGATTTGGTTCTGTTGATGGTTTAGATATATTTCACCCTAACTCAAGAGGTACAAGTACTTTTGGTGGAGCATTTGATACTAGAGGAAATGTTCGTGTATTAAAAGTATGCTGGAGAAGTCGTAGAAAAATAGGAAAGCTTAAATATTACGATGAAGATGGTGACGAGCAATCTGATTTTGTTCCTGAAAATTATATTGTTAAAAAAGATCAGGGAGAAGAAGTAAAATGGTTGTGGGTTAATGAATGGTTGCAAGGTACTAAAATTGGAGATGAAATTGTTGTAGGTTTAGGTCCTGTTGAAGATGCAGGTAAATCTATGGTAAACAAATCAAAAGGTACACCTCCTTACATTGGTTCTGTTAATAGTACTAATGATTATAAAGTACAGTCATTAACTGATATAATGAAACCTTTATCATATTCTTATGATATTGCATACTACAAAAGAGATTTAGAAATTGCTACATACAAAGGTTCATTTGCAGCTATTAATAGTTCGCTTATTCCTTCAGGATGGGATCCAAAAGAATGGATCAAATACATGACTGTTAATAAAATTGGATTTTTAGATCCTACAAATGAAATATTAAAAGGACCTTCTCAAGGTAAATCTGCAGGAGCATTTAACACTTTAACAGCAACTAATGTAACTATAGGAGATCCACAAGCTATTCAAATGTATACTAACTTATTGTTAGACATTGAAAACACAATGGGTAAACTGGCAGGTGTTAGTGGGGCAAGAGAAGGGGCTATACAAAATAATCAAGCAGTTGGTAATGTAGAACGTGAAGTTACGCAGACATCACACATTACTGAAAAATGGTTTGCTATAGATGCTAACTTTAGAAAACGTGCAATAAGTAAATTCTTGGAAACTTGTAAACTAGCATACAAAAAGAATCCTAAAAAAGGGTATATGATTCTTAGTGATATGGAAACTGTTTTAGTAGATAATTTTGATGAGTTTGCTATGTCAGAATTTGATGTACATATTTCTAATGCTTCTGAAGACACAGCATTGTATCAAGAATTAAAATCATTATCTCAAGCAGCTATTCAAAATGGTCAGGCTAAGATTTCTGATCTTATAGCTATTGCTCAATCAGAATCAGTACAGGAAGTTGGTAAACGTTTAGAACGTTCTGCTACAGAGTTGCAAGAGCAACAAGAAAAAATGAAACAGATGGATATAGACCAATCCAAAGAAAACAATGCTACTATGGCACAAGAAGCTGAAGCAAAAAGACAATATGATTCTTCAGAAGCACAAAAAGACAGAGATGTTAAGTATGCTGAAATAGAATCTAAAGAAAGATTAGCTATGATGTCAGAGAATGGGAACATGCAACGACATGGTGCAGATAGCAATACCACCAATGAGGTAGATACAGATAACAACGGTATAGGTGATTACATTGATGTACGTAGAACAGACATTGACGAAAGAAATAAACAGGATACTCTACAGTTAAATAAAGATAAGTTAGCGGAGACTAAACGTAAGAATTTAAAAGATGAAGAATTAAAAGCAAGAGCTATAAATAGTAAATCTCAAAAATCTTCTTAATATTATGTAATAATAAGTTAAATAAGATAGTTGAATTTATATAAAAGTTTTATATAGTTTAAATAAATAATGTAATATTGTAAATAACAAAGACAGCAATTATGGCAAACAAAAACGATTTGTTTGAAGGGATTCAAATAATGACACCACAAGAGTTAGAATCAAGCATGAGTTCGGGAGAAATTAATGCTGATGACAACAACACAAACACTGCACCAATTGAGGACAGCAGTTTTGAAATTACAAATCCATCTTTGGATAGATCTGTAACGAAGGATTCTGATTTTATCGAATCTAACATTGATGTTGACATTAATGTTCTTAACGATAAAAAAGCAGATAAGGATACGAACATTAGCTCAACACAAACTAATGAGGACATTTATAAAGCTCTTATTAGTGAAATGGTTTCGGCAGGTACGCTATCTATTGAAGAAGGAGATAATCTTGAAGAGTTACCTGGTAACTTAGATACGATCAGATCTCTTATGGAAAAAACAGTAGAAAAAAATACTACTGCTAAACAAGACAAGTGGAAAGAAGGTCTTTCTAAATCTAAGAAAAGATTCTTAGAAATTGAAGATGCTTTCGATGAAGATGATACAGCTATACAGATGGCTGAAAGATTAGAGTTCTTTGATGGTTTAACAACAGAAGAGTTAGCAGGTAATCCTGATTTGCAAAAGCAGATATACTTTCAATACTTGAAGGGCAAAGGTTTTACAGATGCTGATGCAACAGATCAAATTGAAGATGCTGATGCGTTAGATAAGTTAAGTGACAAAGCAGCAAATGCTTTACCTCAACTTAAAAAAGAAGCTAATGATTTTGTAAGCAATGCTAGAACAAGTAAAGTAGCTACACAAGAAGCTAACAAAAAAAGGATTAGTGAAACCTTTAATACTCTTATGACCTCTATAGATACTAGAGATTCATTTATAGATGGTATCAATTTGAATAAAATTGGTAAAGATAAGCTTAAAGAGAATATCACAAAAACTGTTCATACAGATAAAGATGGTAGACAATACACATCATTGATGCATAAGCAGAAACAGAACAGTAGTGAGTTTGAAATGTTAATTAACTACTACGATTCAATAGGATTGTTTAACACTGATAAAGCAGGTAACTTTAAACCTGACATTTCTAAGTTAAAGAATATTGCTAAGAGTAAAGCAGTTAATGAAATTGATAGAGTTATAGCAGATTCAAACAGTCGTAGTGTAGGTAGAAACACATCAATAGAACGTTCTAAAACAACAGAAGGATTGTTAGGAGCACTTGAAGGAGCATTTAATAGAAAAAGTAAATAAATAGTTTATTCGTTTAACAAAGTAAAAATAAAAGACAAACATGAGTCAATTACTTCCATTACAAAGGTATGAAGCAATAGATTACAACGGATTGGTGACAGACAACCATTTCCATGCCTTGTATCAACAAAAACCAGAATTGATTAGCAAAGTAATTCGTGAGATTTACAAGGTTAATTTACAAGGTAAATTGCGTGAGTTCGTAGATCGTTTTCCTACTAAAGAAGTAGATCAAGAAAATGGATTCTATAACTGGATGTTGCAAGGGCAACACAATAAAAATTTGCCATTAGCAGATGCAGAAACTATTTCAGGAGCAACAATTTCTGCAGGTACTTTCCCATCTAACGTTGGGGCAAACGGTGAGCGTTTCTATTTAATCTATGATGAACCATTGTTTGAAGAAACAAATGTTCTTAAAGGTGAAACTGATGAGTATCATTTATTAGTAAAGAAAGCATTAGATGCAGGTTCACGTTACAAGTATGAAGTTGAGTTAGTTACAGGTAATCCTGCTCTTTCTGTTCCTTCAGAAGAATTAGCTATTGGTACAAGATGGAGTAAATTCTATTCTTTAGTAAACAGTACTCTTTCTCATACAGGTGCTAAACCTAATTTCACTTCTCCTTGGAGAATGGAAAACAGACCTTCTTCATTACGTATGCAGTACGAAGTTGCAGGTAACGTTATCAACAAAGGTGGAAATGAGCCATTAGAGTTCGGATTCAAATTTGATGGTAAAGAACACAACATGTGGATCAACTATCAAGATATGGTAGCTCATCACCAGTGTGAAGAAATGTTCGCAAGAATGTTGATGTACGGTAAGAAAAACTGGACAGCAGATCATCAGTACTTGAACAAAGACGATAAGACGAAATATGCTATCGAATCAGGTTCAGGTTTCTTTGAGCAAGTTGCTCCATCAAATGTTCACTATTACAATACTTATGACCTTGATTGGCATTTAGAATTGTTATTGGATATGGGAATTGGTAAATTAGAAAGAGGTAAGCGTACTATCCACTTGTTAACAGGTGAATTTGGAGCTATCGAGATTTCTAAACAAATCCAAGCAAAAAGAGGAACACAAAACATTACAGTAATCCAAGATAGATATTTAGATAGTAACTCTAAACCTGGTAATCTAGGTGGTGCTAACACTAAAGCTACAATGGAACCACAGTACAACGAGTACGAATGGTACAATGGTGTTAAAATTGTAGTAGAAATTTTAGATTTCTTCGATGATGATGTGTATTTCCCACAACAACACCCAGATGGAAAAGGTTTAGTTGAATCTCACAGAATCTTAGCACTTGATTACGGTGAAGAAGCAGGAATCTACAGAGTTAAACCAAAAGGTACTCCAGAGTACAACTGGGGTTATATTGCAGGAATGAGAGATCCTTTCTCTGCAGGTGGTAAAACTCAACCTAAACTTATCTCATCTTCTATAGATGGATACGAAGTTCACTTACAGAAATGGGGTGGTATGTTGATTGAAGATCCAACAAAAGTAATTGACTTACGTTTATTAGTAAGTAGATAAATATAATACCCTCCGATAGCAAAATATCGGAGGGATATTTTTTAATATTAATTTGGGAGAAATAATAATTATGGAACACGAGACAGCAACTACAGAAAACGTAGTAAACAAAGTAAAGGAGATCATTTATGGATCATACTTAAAAGATGAAATAGTAGCAGTAAAACCTGTTCAATCATCTGGAAAATGGGCTAATTTATTAGTTTCAGGACAGGATAACAAAAAAGATCCTTTCATATATAATAAAGTAAAAAGGAGTTACCAAATACCTTTGAAAAATTACAGACAAGGTGGTGGTGTAGTTAGTATCTTAGATGACCAAGAAAGGTTGTACATTAAAAAGTACATAAATTCTTACCCTGATGGTATGACACAAAGAGAGTTCTTTGAAAAAGAGTTGGGTAAAGATTTGAATCCTACATTAGGAGTTGATGACAACTTCTGGAGAATGGATAAAAATAGCAGAGTAACAATAACTCGTAAAGGGTTGTCGTTAAATTTGAGAGAACCATTAGATATGTTAAAATATTTAATTCTTTTATCAAACAAAATGCTTATTTCTCCTTCTTATGAAGAGTCTACAAAAAAAGCTACGTATGAATTTATGTTAGTTGATGAAGGTAAACTTACGTCTAAAAAGGTTGAAGATCATAAAATCACTACTAAAGCGTATGTTGAATTTGCAAGGTTAGCAGATTCTAAAGAGAAAATGATTAATTTTATCAAATCTTTAGGAAGAGTAATTCCTGGTAGATACGATGAAGATTGGTTATATAGTGAAGTAAAAGCAGTTCTTGAAAACAGTGCAATTAACTTTTTAAACATTATTTCTGATCCTCAGTATGATGCTAAAATATTTGTACAAAAAGCTGTTGATGCAGGAGCTATTTTAAGAAAAAGTGATAAGCGTTATACTTTAGATAATGGTATTGAATTAGGAGACTTGCTTGATACTATCCGTTACCTAGAAGACAAAGCTAATCATGAAATGAAGCTTAGAGTTAAGGGTAAAATTGAAATGGCTAAGATACATTAATATAAAAAAACTGTGATATGAATAGTAATGCAATGGCTGATGAGTTGGAATTAAGGTTGGATAGAAGTGATAGCTTTGGTTCCCCTGGTTATGAAGACTTTGAATTAACTTCTGTTTTAACAGAAGCACAGCAATTGTATGTTAAGAAATTTATCAGTCAGATTAACAACCGTAAATCGGAAGGATTTGAAGAAACAGAAATAAGAAACCAAGGTTTAGGAGCGTTAATAAAAAACGCTCCTGTTCTTTCTGCTTCTGCTTCACAAGTCGGAGTTATAGATAATGGTCGATTCTTTGATTTACCAACAGACTTCATGTATACAATATATGAAAGTGCTACTATTGATAAAGTAAAATGCAATGCTGAACCAACAGATTATATTAAAGTTGGTGTTCGGATAATTGCACATAATGAGATTGGAAGATTTAGAAATAACAAATACAAAAAACCTTACTATACTAATTTTGGTGAAGGAATGGTTTGGAGATTAGTATATTCCAGATTCACAGATGGTAGAAATCCTGCTTCTGTTGCAACAGCTAAAAGGCACCAACTTGTAACAGATGGTACATTTAATGTAACAGGTTATACTGTAAGTTATTTACAAATACCATTGGACATTATAGTAGACAGAGCAACTGTTGCCAATCAAAGAAATTGTATTCTTGATGAGTTTACTCACACTACAATTATAGATATAGCAGCAGATCTGATGATGAACAGAGTAAAAGAGCAGAAAGTTCAAAACATTGAAGGGACTAAAGATTTAGAATAAAAACATGCCTACAGGTGTAGGATATAATTAAATATTAATAATAATTAAACACAATTAAAATGAGTTTAAGACAGAACAGAAACATCACTACTACTTTAGTAGGTAAGGCATCTCCATTAACATCTGCATTACCTGCAGTAGGAAATGTAATCACACCTACAAACATTGTTGAAGGTGCTTTAGTATTAGTTAATTTAGCTAATATAAGAATATCAACAGCTCCTGCAGGAACTGATTTTAGAATTGCTCAAGGGCAAGGTGTTAACAAGCCATTGTTGCTTACACCAATAATGAACCAAGCAAGAATTAGTAAAACTGTTGGTGCTCACAGAGCTGCTAAACAGCAAATTACAATTGTTGGTTACAATCCTGCAACAGGAGTTGGTTCATTACCAGTAGCTAATGATACTTCATACTTCATCAAAATCCGTAAAAACGATAATGATGCTGCAAACAGAAGTCAACCTAATAGTTTATTTGCTCAATTTAAAACTGATACAAATGGAACTCAAAAAGAATTAGCTTTTGGTTTAGCTAAAAATGGAGAAGTAAACTTCAAAGATGAACCTGCAAATGGTTATCTTAAATTTGAAGTTTTATGCGATGAAGCAGGTGCTGCAACAGGAGCTGCTGCTGATACTGTTACTGGTAATAAAGGATCAAGAGATTTATTATTTACAGATACAGCTGCGAATAGTTCAGTTATTGCTCTTTCTGTTGGTGATTTAATTAGAATTGGTACAGCTACTTCTGATGAAACATTCTTAGTAACTGCTTCTACGGTTGCTGTTACAGGTGGTATTGCTACCTTAGATAGACCACTTAAAGCAGATGTATCTTTGTTAGGAACAACTGTTGAGTATATTACTTCTGCTGCTGCTTCTGCTGCTGAGTTTGGTGTTCGTTTAACAGGTGTTAAAGGTAACTTTGACGTTGCTCGTTTCCGTAACTACTATGCACATAGATTTACAGCTACTTTCTCTGACACTACAACTCCT